TCTCCTCGCATGGCAACATTAAAGAAGCACTACAGATAGGCTTTGACGAGTCAGAAGACTGTAGTACTATTATTGTTTCCGATACAGGAGAGATTGCTGGAATGTATGGGATAGCTAGGTATGACGAAATGATGGGCATACCGTGGCTTCTTACAGCACCTCCAATAGAAAAGATTTGGCTACCCTTCCTGAGAAGGTCTCGTGTATGGGTAGAGCATATGAATAGTAAGTACCCTATTCTCGTTAATGCTTGTGATGCAGACTATACTAAGGCTATCAACTGGCTTAGGTTTGTGGGCTTTACATTTATAAAAAAGCATGATAAATGGGGTGTAGGTGATAGACCCTTTTTAGAATTTGTAAGGATAAAAGATGTGTGAACCAACAACAATGGCTGTGTTATCAGTAGCCAAAGGCGGTATTGAGTTTATGCAAGCACAACAAGAAGCAGATGCAACACAGGCCAGATATGACCAGAATAGAATAGCATCAGCACAGACTAGAGACTTGAAGATACAGTCTCTTAATCAGAGGGCTATTCAGGAATCTGAGGCTGCTGGTGAGGCTAAACAAAAGCAAGCTATAGAAGCACTACAGTTACGTGAACGTGCTGCAGTAGCTGCTGGTGAGGCTGGTGTTAGTGGTTCTTCTGTTGATAACTTGCTCAACGAGTACACTGCTCAACGATTACGTGGTGTTACCACAATTAATAGAAACCTTGAGAACATTGAGAAACAAATAGAATTACAAAAGATGGGGGCTTCTGCGGAAGCTGAAGCTAGAATTAATTCTTTACCTCAGGGTGTACAACCTAGTTTCCTAGCTGCGGCTGTGGGAACTGCGGCTGATGCTTTTGCTACATATAAAGCATATGATGTAAAACAACCAGCTAAGTATGAATCTGTGTTTGGTACGCCAACTATTGTAGATAGCGAACCGCTTTCGTATTAAGGAGATACTAATGGCACAACGTAGAGTACCTGTAGAGCGTATGCGTACGACTACATCACTACAAGCTGTGGCTAGTCCTGTTGAGACATACGTACGTCCAGCAGAGATACAGACTAATAACGAGCTTGCTAACTTTGTTAATGCTATTACTCCTGCTATGAAGACCTTGGCTGATGTTAAGAGACAGGAACAACTAAAGTTACAAAGAGAAGCAGAACAAGGGATTGCTTCTGCTCGTGCATTTGATGCAAGACTAGGAGCATCTCAAGCCTTATCAGCAGCTTTTGAAGACTATGCTGACCCTGCTAATATACAAGACTATCTAGAAATGACTACTGAACAAGTCAGAGATAAACGACTTGAAATCATGCAGCCCTTTATAGATAAAGTACAACAGGCTGGAGATGAAAAACTCTTACAAGCATTTCAACAAGACCTTGAACTAGGTAATCTTAGCTTTTTTTCACAGCAGTTTAATCCTAAGCAACGTGAGTATCAACTAAATAACAAGTTAGATGAGGTATTTACGGAAGCTCTTGCTATTGATAGTAGGCAAATGATGTTGCCAACAAATCAGTTTGCAGTTCAGGCTACTCCTAGTGAGTTATCAGCAAAAATGCAGCAGCTTCGTGATGAAGCAACAGACGAACTCTTCAATACCTTTCAGTCTGCTACAGGTGTTCCTTGGGATGTTATTAATCAGTACGCTGTAGGAATAGCAAAAAGCACTGTTTCTCAAACAGGACGTAATAATATCTATAGATGGTTAGATAGAAGTAACCAGCTAGGTGTATCTAAATATGCAAATGATGTAAAAGTAATAAACAATGAATTAGCCATTCGTGATAAGGCAGTACTAAAAGCACAAGAGCCTCTGTACTTTCAACAACAGGTTTTATCCAATGTTGAAAAGTATATGGATACTGGTAACTGGGCTGACCTACAGCTTGATAAAGAAATGATTGGAATAGCAGGGGGTAAGTTTACTCCTAGAGAACAAGACATTGTAACTGCCTATGAATCTATAGCATCTCGTGATGGTATTTCTAGAGTAGCTCAGATGAACTGGTTTAGTTCAACTGGTTTTATTCCTACAGCTAATCGTAATGCTATCATGAGTGGTAGAAACTTTTGGGCATCTGGAGATTTATCAGACCCAACTCAAGCTAAAAATGCAGCAGCAGCCTTCTATGCGGTAGAAGAACTTAAAGCTTATAATATTGATATACCTGAAAAGTTACTTTCTACTGATCAGCAAAAGCTGTTTGATGTTATTCGTGTTCTTAATCGTGACGCAGGAGTTGGTAAAGATATTGTAGAAGATATTGGATTAGCTCAACAGGTTAACTTTGAATTAGCTCCTTCTTCTAGTTTAAGAGAAAAAGCACAAAGTGAGTTAAATCAGTTTAGTCCTTTATCTACTGATCACAGTGAATCAATTAATAATCCAGCTAATGCACTTGAGATTGCTACTACAGCTAGTATCTTTATGCAGTTAGGTTATGAGGAAGATGATGCCTTAGAGAGAGCAGCAGAAATCTTTGAGGCTGATCATGTTATTCATACCCCAGCTAATGGAATAAAAATATCACTAAAGCAGTTAAACACAGACCCTAGTGTAGAAGTTCCTCTAGTAGAAACTGTAGATACTATTAGTAAACTTTTAACTGAAGACATTCAGTTACAGAACTACTTAAAGCATAATTATGCAGCAGCAGATGATGGTGATTTAGCTTTTGGTTTTACTAATGACCCATCTAATCGTAATGCGTTAAAACTAAATGTTTATAATGGTAGTGGACAAGTAGTAGGTTATATAATGTCTGTTAGTAAGACACAGTTACTAACTGATAAAAACTTTGTAACTAATCTCATGGCTCAGACTAAGACACGAGCAAGAGATGAGGGGCTAGACCTTACGCAAGCTCCTGCTATTGACCAGTCTATTCTTGACTACGAAGCACAGGTAGCACAGATGACTGAACAAGAGCGTAGAGCAGAAGCAAGACTACAGGCAGCAAGACTTGGCGAAGATGTTATTGATGTTATTAGTGAGATAGCCCCTGTTACGTCTGTAGTAGAAGAACAAGTACCTGTAGAACCAGAAGTAGAAGAACAAGTACCTGTAGAACCAGATATGTTATCTCCTGAAGATATGTTGTTAGAAGATACTTCTACCACAGAAACTACAGGAACTTCTAGATTAAGTCAAATCTTTAATGTAATAACTGGTGATCTAGGATTTGAGCTTGATGCACAAGAAGTAACTAATGCTATTCAGCGTTCTTTACCTACTATTAGTGATTCTGAAGAGGGTGTTGGTACATTCTTTAATGAGTCTTATCAAGCAGCAAGAGATAACTATACTAAAACACAGGCTATCAGGGAAGCTAAAAGAATACTAGCTGATTCTCCTGATATTATAGAAGCTCTTGGTTTAGATGAAAGAGGACTATATGGTGTTGATGTATCTGGAAGACGAATAACAATTAATCAACAAGCCGCTATTGCAAGGAGTGTTATTGCCGTGAGAGATGCGTCTGAAAAACAATATGACTTAGAAACAGAGGCAGACTTATCAGAGGCTTTAGATTTAGCAGCTACTCAAAAAGGTATTAGTGCTGACGACATTTTAAATAATGTAATTAAACCTATTGCTTATCATGAGTCTGCCGGAACAATGGATGCTAACATTGAACAGTATGGTGGTGGCCCTGCTCGTGGTCTAATGCAGTTTGAACCTGAGCGTTTTAATACTGCTGTCAACAGAGCTAAAAACTATTTCGCAAGAATAGGACAGCCAGTACCAGAATGGATTATGAACATTCAAGAAGGTACTACTGAAGCTACTGACTTGTCAGGTAATCAGCAGATGGCCTTGGCTGTTTATGATTTATTAGAACATCCTACTGCTGATATATCTAAAGTTGTTAATGGTGAAGAACAGATATGGGACTTCTGGGCTAAGAACTGGTGGGCTGGAGACTCTAAGGATAGAGTTACTCGTATTAGGTCTTTCCAGAAAAGCTTTAAAGAGTATCAAAAAACTTTATCAACAACAAACAATGACACAGCTATGGCTATTCCTTCTGATGAGGGTAGTTCATTAGGAACTAAAGTAGCTAACTTTTTTAGTTCTTTAAATCCTATTAAATCTGCTAATGCTGACGTCTTTGATGCAATAGAAGATGAGTTTATTGAAGTTCCTGTTAGAACACCAATGCAAGCAGATGATGTTACTACTAATGTAGTTAAAATGATTACGCCAGTAGCTAATACAAACGCTGTGCCTAAAAACCAACAACTAGTAATAGGTGAGGATGCTCCTGCTGAAATGGTAGGAGACATGATACTTTCTAAAAACCCTGCCGATGTAGCTATGAGATACTTAGGAATGAGTGAGGATAGTGAGATAGGTGCTATGGTTATTAGACGTTACTTTGATAATGTTGTAGGTAGCTGGAATCCAGATAACGAATCTGTAAAAGACTTTGCTAAAAATAAAGCATGGTGTGCAGCTTTCTTAACACAAGTACTAAGAGATTCTGGTGTAGATACTAAAGAACTAACTGGTTCTGATGATCCATTTAATCAAATTAGGGCTTCTTCTTATGTTAATGCTGGGACAGGTGTTGAACCTACCCAAGCACAAACTGGTGATATTCTGGTTAAGATGCACACACCAGAAGAACGTGAGAAGTTTAAGCTTGGTGTAGCTCATGTAGGTATCGTTGTAAAAGTAGAAGGTAATCAAGTCTGGTTCATTGGTGGTAATACTGGTGATAAGGTTGAAGTATCTTCTTACAATTTAGACGAAGCTGACGTTAAAATTAGACGTGTTACTAAAGCAGAAGACATTCCAGAAGCACAAAATGTTCCGTGGTTATGGCAACTACGAGCAGGAAAAGCTTATAGAAAGTCCTCTGATAAGTTAAGAAACTTCTTTTTTGAATAAGGAAATAAACTATGGCTGATTCAGCACAAGATATACTAAAAGGTTTAGGATTTGAGACAGGCGAGAGTGCTTATCCTGTAACCGAAACAGTAAGTGAAAGTACTCTTGTCAACGCCCAGCGTGAAGCAGCAGCTAAACAACAGGGTGGCTTCCTGTCTAGCCTACCTGTTGCAGCAGCAGAAGACTGGATTATTCCTTCTATTGTTGAAAACATGGATAGGTTTCGTTCTTTTGATGGTCAGCCAGTAGATAAGTTTACTCCTGAATTACTTGAACAACTTACAGGTGGTCTAACTAGTAATGATGCCATTGGTGAGGTGCTAGATGAAGCCCTCACTGTTGGTATTGAAAGTGCGTTGACTTTAAAGGACACTCATTTAAGAACAGAAGCTAGAAGAACAGAACTACAAGAAGCAGGATGGGGTGGTACTTTTGCTACCTTTGCTGCTAATATGTTTGACCCTGTAGAGTGGGCTGCTATTGGGGCTACAACGGCTGCTGTATCAGCTCTAAGTGGCCCAGCATCAGTAGTTACAGGCCCTGTGACAGCAACAGCAGGAGCAGCTTACAAGGCCAAGAAAGCCTATAGTAAGGCTCGTGCCTTTGCTGCTGGTGCTAGTGTATCTGCTGCTGAACTTGCAGCCTTTGAAAGCATCAGGGCTGGTTTAAAGTATGACATTGATGCAAACGATGTTCTTATAACTATGGGCTTTGGTGCTGGACTGGGTGGTGGTATTAACACTGCCACTACAGCTTTTGTTAAAAGAGCTAATGTAGCTAAACTAGCTAAGATTGTAGCAGAGGGTGGAGAGTTAACTCCTGCTCAGAAGCTATTCTACGAAGCTAATAACGTAGAAGCAGTAGCTGAAAGACTTATTGCAAGAGAACTAGCCACAGAGCAGTTTATAGAATCTATTGATGCAACAGATACAGCAAAGGCTTTAGGTGAAGCTGATGATGTTAGGGTAGTTACTCCTGCTGCTAAAGTTAGTCAAGCAGAAGCAGAGGCTATTCCTGAGATTGCAGGATGGACTTTGTTTGGATTGCGTGACCTTATTAGTACTGGTTATCGTTCTGCTAAGTCAGAGGTAGCTCGTATTCGACTTGGCTCAAGACTCTTAGGAATGAATAGTGTAGGCTACAAGGGTGGTAAACTAGAAGCTGAGGACTCAGCATCAGAAATAGCCGAACGTCTTCAGGGACAGAATAGAGTACCCTTTTCTTATGTGTTACATCCTAATCAACGTAAGTGGAAAAAACGTACTGGTGGTAGTATAGAAGATTTTAATACACTAGTTTCTAGATATGCTCGTGGTATTATTACGGATGTTGACCCAGAGGTTAAAGTAGTTGGTGACTTGTTAAAGAAACAAGAACGTGCCTTGGCTGAGATGGCTATTAAATATGATGTGGCTGGTTTCACTCCTGTTATGCTAGACCGTCATGCTAACTATCTTGCGCGTATCAATAATGACCAAAGAATTAGAGACATACGTGCTAAGTTAGGCGACACAGCAGACGAACAGATTGCAGAATTAGTAGAAGCAGCTATTCGTAAAGGTCAACCAGATATTATCGAAGACCTTGCAAAAAGTATAGCAAGAAAAGCAGCCAAAACTAAACAAAAAGGCGCACGTTCTGTTAAGTCAATAGAAGAAGAAGCAGAAGCTTTACTTAAAAGAATGGCTAGAGGGTACACAAAAAGTATTACTGACCCTAAACTTGGTAAGAATGGTGGCCCTGCTTCGGTAAATGAGATGACCCTAGAAGACCTCATAGATGTTATGAAGGTTGAGTTTAGAGATCAACTAGATGACTCTGATATTGAAGACTTAATAGGACAGTTGACTAAAGCAGGAAAGACAAAGGGACACAAGCGTTCTCGTCCTCGTGTTGTGCTTGATGAAAGTGCCTCTATTAGAGTAACAAGAGCAGATGGAGAAGTAGAAGACTTACACTTCTATGAGTTACTAGAAGAAGACGCAGAACAACTACACAACTCCTACATCTTTCAAATGTCTGGTGCTATTGGTTTAGCTCGAAAGGGCATCAATACTAATCAAAAGGGTTCTAGTTGGGAAGAGTTTTTAGACTCTATCAACAAAGAAGTAAAGGCTAAAAACCTTGACCCTGATAAAGCTCAAAGAGAAATAAGAGCATTGGAGTTTATGTATGATGGTATTACAGGAAGACTAGCTCATCGTTCAGAAGTATCAAACAAGTTCAGAGAGTTTAACATAGGTATTCGTGCATTTAGCTTTGCTGTTAACATGGGTATGTCAGGTATGTCAGCGTTAATGGAAATCTCTAACGCTCTCTTTGAATACTCATTAACAACTCTTCTTCGTACAATGCCAGCCTACAACCAACTATACAAGAAAGCTTCTAAGGGACAGCTTGAAGATGGTTTAATGAAAGAACTTATTGAAGGTCTTGGAGTTGGTGGTGAAGTTCAACTAGGTAAGTATAACAAGGCTACTCGTTATGAGGGTAGTAATGTTGAAGGCTACATAGGCCCTGAACAACACTGGGCTGGTAAAGCAGCCTTAAAATCTCAACAGTTTGTATCTTACTGGTCTGGACTAAATGGTGTAACACAGACCCTTCGTAGAATGTCTATGCTTAATTACTCTACTCAGTGGGTGCGTTCTGCTAAGAAGGGTGGTATGCCTTTCTCTGATATTAAGTTAAAGCAGTTAGGTATAACAAATGAGATGGCTGATAAGATTAAGAACGCTATCAATAAGAACGCTACATTTAAGGGTACAACACTAGATAGATTAAATCTAGAAAAGTGGCCTGAAGATGCACGAGAAGCTTTTCAAGCGTCAGGTTTTAAGGAAGCAAGACAGAGTGTTCAGGAGATGAACATTGCTTCTACTAACAGCTTTCTTAGAAGCGAGTTAGGTAAAACCCTGTTTCAGTTCCTTAGTTTTCCCTTAGCATCTCTAGAACAACAAGCAATGCGTCTTGGTGTTAGGGCTATAAAGGGTGATATTGCTGCTACTAAAGTTATGATTTCAGCAGTGTTCATGGGAAGTCTAATGTACATGGCTCGTGTCCAACTTAATGCAGCAGGACGAAGCGATGCTGATGAGTACATACAGGAACGTATGAAGTTTAATAACTTTGCTCAGGGAGCTTTAAGTCAGATTGGTGCAGCATCTATGTTTGGGTATCTCTATCAGCTTTCTACAGGCGCAATGGATGGAAATACTTATGCAATGACTCCTCCAGCAGTTTCAATAGCTCAGTCAGGCTTACAGGCTTTGACAGCATATAACAACGGTGAGATTACTGAAGCAGAGTATAGACGTATACTACGTTTAGCTCCTGCACAATCTCTTTATGGTATTAGACAGGGTATTAACTATCTAGCAAACGAATTAGGTAATTAAAGGATAAACGATGGCCTTTTCATATTATGACTATACAGGGGATGGTGTAACAGATACGTTCACCATTACCTTTACATACCAAAGCACTGCGGAAATCAGTGTTACTGTGGATGGTGTGGCTCAAACAGGCCTCACTTTTCCTTCTACAACTACGGTGCAGTTAACATCTGCTCCTGCTTCTGATGCTCTTGTACGAGTACGCAGAACAACAAACCTTAATGCACGTTCAGTGGACTTTGCGTCTGGCTCAGTGTTGACTGAAGAAGACTTGGATAACTCTAACATTCAGGTCTTCCACGGCTCTCAGGAAGCTGTGGACTATGCTTTGGATTCGATTGCAAAAGATGCTACTGGTGTCTTTGATGCTGAATCAACACGCATTAAAAACGTAGCTGATCCTATAGCAACACAAGACGCAGTAACCAAGAACTATCTTGAAAACACTTGGTTAACTACTGCTGATAAAGCACAGCTTAACTCTCTTGATACTGATAATCTAGATATTGTTGCTGGTAATACATCTAATATTAATGCAGTAGCAGCAGACGCAACTGACATTGGTACAGTATCTAGTAATATTTCATCAGTTAACACAGTAGCAACTAACATTTCAGATGTTATTACAGTAGCTAACGACTTAAACGAAGCTATTTCTGAGATTGAGACTGCTGCTGATGATTTGAACGAAGCAGTATCAGAGATTGATACCGTTGCTACAAGTATCTCTAGTGTTAATACAGTCGGAACAAATATTTCTGATGTTAATACAGTAGCTGGTAACATTGCTAATGTTAATACAGTAGCTGGTAACACTACTAACATCAATACTATATCAGGGATTAGCGGCAATGTAACTACTGTGGCTGGCATATCTGCTGACGTTACCACGGTGGCGGCTGATGGCAGTGATATTGGCACTGTCGCAACAAATATTGCCAATGTTAATTCTGTTGCTGGCAATGCCACAAACATTAACAATGTCGCTGGTAACGCTACAAACATTAATACCGTTGCTGGTATTTCAGCAGACGTAACGACAGTGGCTGGTGATAGTGCAGACATCCAAGCTGTTGCGGCTGATGCTACCGACATCGGCACAGTGTCCACTAATATTGCTAACGTCAATACGGTGGCTGGTTCTATTGCTAATGTTAACACTACTGCCGCTAATATTACTGGCGTTAATAGTTTTGCAGAGCGTTATCGTGTTGGCGCAACTGATCCCACAACGTCACTTGACGAAGGGGATTTGTTTTTCAACACGACTGACAATACCACTCGCATCTATGATGGTTCGGCTTGGAACACAGTTTCGCCTGATTTGGTGGGCGACACCACACCCCAGCTTGGCGGCAACCTAGACACCAACGGCAACGACATCACTGGCACTGGCAATATAAATCTGACAGGCACAGTGACGGCTGATGGGCTGACTGTTGATGGCTCTGCTACAATTTTTAACAATTTGGGCAGGCTTACACTTTCTGATAGCGATGGTACTAATCAAAAGGTTTTTTTAGATGCAAATGGTGGTTCTGCTGGTATTACAGCGCAGAACAACACATCACACGGTACTATCAGGCTCAAAAGATATAATGGAACAGATACCTTAAGCACTTTAGGTGTAGGCTCAAATGGCGACATCTCCTTCTACGCCAACAACGGCGCAACACAAGGTTTCTTCTGGGACGCAGACCAACAGCGATTAGGGCTGGGGACGACGACACCAGCGCAAACATTGGATGTGCAGGGCGGCAATATCACACAAGGTGCGACAGGCTCAAACGCTGGACGTTTTCTAATTGATAATACAACGGATACAGTTCAGCGATTAAAGGTAAGTCGTGGCGGTGCAACTGGTCAACTTGCGTTTCACACTGGCGCAGATACGGAAGCAATGCGTATCACATCGGGCGGTGATGTTAACATTCCTACTACCAATGCTCAATTCCTTATTGGGTTATCGTCATCAACTGAGCAAGTCCACATTAAGAAAACAACAAACACTGGATTGCGTTTAGAAACAACAAATACAAACGGCATTGCTAATATTGACTTGCAAAATGATGCAAGACTTTACCGTATGCGTATCAATGGCGGTAACAGCGATGCGTGGGAGTTATATGATAGTACTGCTGGAAGCACTAGATTGGTGCTGGATGCGTCAGGCAATCTGTTGGTTGGGAAAACTACAGCCGCTGGCGGCTCTGCTGTTGTAGGTATTGATTTGCGGCCCGATGGAATTTTGAATGTTGCAAGAGATGGCTCAAGGCCAGTAATCTTCAACCGCAAAACATCAACTGGTCAACTTGTTGAATTTAAGTATAACGATACTACAGTCGGTTCTATTGATGTCACTGGTTCAGACACAACCTACAACACCACATCTGACATTCGCCTAAAGACTGACATCGCACCTATCGCTGATGCCACAGAAAAACTGATGGCAATGAACGCAGTATCGCACAAGTGGAAGGCAGACCCTGACGCTGATGCGGTGGTTGGCTTTATCGCACAGGAGATGGCAGAGATTGTGCCAGAGGCCGTGAGCAAGGGCGACAGTGAAGATGATATGTGGTCAATGGATTATGGAC